ATGAATCCGGCAACTTTGATCACGATGGCCCAATGCAAGGGCGCGAGGGCTATGCTCGATATGTCTCGCGAGCAGCTAGCGAAGGCCGCGGGCCTCGCAGAGCGGACGATCACCGACTTCGAACGGGGAGCTCGGTCTCCTCACGCGAACAACCTGGCTGCGATCCGTCGAGCGCTGGAGGAGGCTGGTATCGAGTTTGTCGAGCATGGGGTAAAGCTCGTGGCTTAAGCTGCATCGCATACCTTTGCGAACGAGCACTGTGCTACTTCTTTTTTGCACGTCGGCCCGAGGCTGCGGTCGCAGAACGGTTAGGGGTGCTCGGTTTTCGGCAAGCGTTCATTAGATCATTTCCCAGCGACGTGAGCATGTAGTTAAGCTCCGGGGCGTTAACCTTATCTCCCGTCGGCCGTCCGAACCGTGTAATAGGAATGGCTTTGCTTCGATCATGCCGACGGGCACCGGATGTCACTGCGACTAGTTCGTACAGCTGATCCAAAATTCTCTTCAGACCTTCTCCATCTACCAACTGTCCTTTGCCGGATGCCGATATGGTGTGAGGCAGTTGGTAAAATATGGTCCTCTGAGAGAGATTAAATGGACGAAATGATATGCATCGTAGCCTGACCAAATTCTGAAGCGCGGTCTCCTGTGTTGGGGATTCTATAGAGCGCCATTCCTTGGTAATTTTATTCAAGAAGATTTCGAACGCGGCAATCTCCACATCGTTTGTGAGATGGAGATGGCTCTCGCTTTCGCGCAGAATATTGAGAAACATAGCTTCAATCGGAGAAATAGATTTGAGTAGATCACAGTACGATTTCCTTATATGGACTCCGGAATTCTCTATCATCGCGTTGACAGTCAGATGGGCCCATAAATTCTGTATCTCATCCTCGTCTTCCAATGACGCAGCATCTAGAATACGAACTTGCTCTGCAAAGGATAAAGATTTAATTGAATTACGATCAATGCCAATATCTTTTACTAGACGTTCAGCTTTTAATATCAATCTGACTTGGTTCCTAAATTTATAGAACTCAAGTTGATCTGAAATCGCTTCGGATACTTGTAAGGCGCCTTTGCCGAAAACATGTCCAAATATCTTCCTCACGTCGCGGGCGGTCTCTTTCCCGATCTCGCCGACAGCCTTGGCGAGTTCTACCTCAAAGGAACCTGGTTCTTCAGACATCTCGATAACTCCCACGGAGCAATTGCCGATCGTCGAGAAAAGCGTACTATGGCTTCCATCCGCATCTCTTTGAGACATCAGCTATCACCGCATCGATGCCAGTGATGTCGAACGATGCCCGGACCTCGCCGTCCCCGTATGGTATAGTGGCAACCTGGATGCGCTTGGCTCCCTTCATGCTGCGCAGGAGCGAGATTGAGCTCCGCGAGAACGTTGCCTCGAAATCGGTGGACATAGACCAGTCCGAACGAACTGCCCGCTTGTCGTCGATCCGATAAGTGACCGTCTGGTCATTATCGATTCCACCGGTCGTGACGTAACGATTCCAATTCACAAAGACGTCGGTATCGTTGTCGTTACAACGGGCAACGAACGATGGCTTCACCGATTTGAGCCCCGTGCTATCTGAGATCGTGTCGTCGGCAAAAACACCCCAGGTTGAATTTTCAAAATCGCTCATACCGTCTTTATCAGTGAAATTGTGCCACGCGGATGTGGCGGCCGCTTGGGCTGCTGGCGCTTCTTGACTTTCGGTGGTCGGCTTTGGTGCCGGGTATTGCCGCGCAATCACCCTGTCATAGCACTCCAGTCGTAGCTTGGTGTCCGAAGTGTCTCGGCAAAGTTGCAAATCATCCTCAAGTTCGTCTGCCTGAGCGATTGAAAAGGGCGCCAACAAGGCTGCGGATAGCAAAATTCTTGCGATCATGACAAATGGCTCGCATTTGAAAGAAAGTCATCCTAGCGCGTGTTCCGCGTCTCGGAAAGAGTGGTGTTCCGCGTTATGGAATGGATGATCGCGTTGCGGATCAGGGGCGGAACAGCCCGGAGAAGTCGGTGGCAAGTTGCCGGATCGCGGAACCGAGATCGATCCGGCAACCCACCTCTGCGGCTTGGCCCCGTCTGTCGCAGGACGATTGCTCTACTATGAAAATGATGGCGAGGAGCTCAAGGTATCGTCGATGGCAGGATTATAGTTCTCGTAGTAGTTGTGTAATCCACTGGAATGGAAATTCTCTGGAATCCAGAGATGTTCCCGGCGTTGTCGTAGATTATCTTGATCAACCCCTCGCACTTTGGAGTAGATCTTGTTTCGCGTAATGCGCGGCGCGTCCCCGGTGCAAATCCGGGAGGGTTGGAGAGAGTTAGTGGGGTTATTGCCGTTATCAGCCCTGCTATTGCAGTTAGATTCTCGGCGGTTTTGGAGTCCGCCTTGCCCGTCATGCTCGTGAGATTCCAGCCGTCCTGAAGAACTGGCGATGCCTCCGCAGTACCCCAACCCGAATGGAAGGTAATGGCATACTCTTCCGATTTGTCAGGAAGCATAATTACTTTGACGTTGCATCTCATGGATTTTTCTTCGGTGACCTGTTCGAGCACGAGGTAAGGAGTGGGCCTCCAGTACCGCACGCCGAGTTGATTAGCAGGATCTGTCACCCTCTGCACCGTTACGCTGGCGCAGGCAGCTATGGGCAGCAATAATGCTGCCACTAAGATAGTCTTCATATTCGCCTCTCAATGCCGATTAAAACGCGCAACGATACTCCTTTCGAACCGAGTGGCAAATTATCCGCATGGTGGAGGAACATGGCCGCAACTGAGCGAGAGCCTTCCTGGCCACCCGCGCCTCCCAATTGCGACGAGCTGAGGTGGGGTTCTGTGCGAGGCCGGAGACTGAATCAGGAGAGACAATATCGGACGAGAAGAATCCTGTTGACACAACCCGGAAAATCCGTAGATGCCTTAAGAGGTCGATTGCATTGATCGGCCGGCATGTGGATTACGAGGCCGATTGTGGAGATTTATTCTATAAAGGACGTTATTCGCCGGACAAAATTGTCTCGAGCGACGATTTACCGAGCCCTGAAGACTGGGGATTTCCCCCGACCGATCCGGCTGTCGCCGCACCGGATCGGCTGGACCGAAGACTCCATTCGAGAGTGGGTCAGCGGGAGGGCGTCGGCATGAGCGCGACCGGCGCGATGCGTGACGGCACCCCATTCTGGGGCGGTGGCCCGGACCGGGTGTACTTCGATGACCCGGATGCGCAGGCGGCTGGAGCCGTGGCGGCACACCTCAAAGGCTCATTCGTCCGCGAGCTCGTCGCCTACCGGGTCAAGGAGATAGCGCGCCGGCTGGAGGAACGAGAGGCGGGATATGAAGCCACCGACGCCGCCGAGGATCTGCTCGAGCAGGCGGCTTGCCTCGCTGCGTTTTCGGCACTGCGGTCCGAATACGGCACCGCCCACGAACTCCGCATGGCTGTCCTTCAAGACGCCATCAGGAGGCAATTGGGAGCCACTATGTATCGCGCTGTCGACCTGAACGGCGACGGCGAGGTCTGGCCCCGACGAGCGTCCGAATGACGGATGTTGATCCCCAAACCCAACCAAAACCTCGCCGACCACGCCGCGGGCTCGTAGAAATTCTGACCGCGGTTGGGGTGAAGGGCGTCCTGGTGATCGATCCTGCGGTTCCTGGAGACGAATGCCCTGGTGGCAGGGGCGGTGGCGCGTTCGATATGATCGAACCTGGCTGGACCAAGGATCAAGTGCGCGACTGGCAGAAGCGGAATCGGATCGATCCGAAGGAACTCCGCAAGCGCGTAGCGACACGCGCCGCCGGAGCGCAGGCCCCAGCCGACATCCCTGCTCCATCCGAGGCAGATCGGGATCGCTCACCGCCCGCATACATCGCCAGCGCGACCGTGGAGCGGCCTGGAGCCAAACCCCAAACGCGCGTTCTGCCGGGCATTCTCTGGCGAGAGATCAAACTCGAGGGCAACCCCCTCAAGCTGATCAAGGGCTTGCTGGCAGGGGTGTCGCTGATCTGCGTCGTTGGGGCACCGAAGTCCGGAAAGACCTTCTTCGTTCTGGACCTGGCCGTGGCCATCGCCACCGGTACGGAATGGCGCGGCCGCAAGGTGCAGCAGGGCGGCGTCTGCTACATTGCAGGCGAGGGCCAGGTCGGACTCAGGGCGCGCGTAGAAGCGATCCGACGGACCCGCCAGCCCGACGAGGGCATGCAGTTCACGCTGATCCCGATCGCGCTCAATCTCGCCACGGCCACCGCCGACACGGACGCGCTCATTGCGAAGATCAAGGCCGCACCCTGGTCGACCAAGCTGGTCGTGATCGACACGCTGGCCAGGAACTTCGGCGGCGGCAACGAGTCCAGTTCCGAGGATATGGGAGCCTTCGTTGCCAACTGCGACCGGATACGCGAGGCGACCGGTGCGGCCGTGGTTGCGGTCCATCACTTCGGGAAAGACTCTGCCCGCGGTGCCCGTGGCTCGAACGCGCTACCGGCCGCCGTCGATACGGAGATCCAGGTTGAGCGTGGCGACGGCAACATCACCCGCGCCACCGTGACGCTTCAGAAGGACGGCGAAGACGGGCTCGTGTTTCCGTTCCAGCTCAAGCGCGTCGATCTCGGGGCTGACGAAGACGGTGACGAAATCACCTCCATGATAGTCGAGCACGTCGAGGCGGATGAGGTGCCTACGTCCACCAGCGGCGGGAAGTCTAGGCCTGGAAGAGCAGAAGATCGCCATGCCATGACAGCGCTACACAACTACTTCGCCAGCCCGGTGCCGGATTGGATTACCTACGATCAGTTCAAGGAGATTGTCAGTCCCCTGGCATTCCCAGACAGCCCGCCCCGGAACGGCGTGTCCAAGCTCAGGGACCGGCTGTCACGCGACAAGCTGATCGCGGTCCACGTGAAGACGGGAAACATTGCCCTTCGATCCCGTCTGGATGCACCTCAATGTTGATCGTTTCAAATGAAACGACTGCACCAAAAGCCTTCTGGTGCATGGTGTCGAAAAAGAGTCGCCTGCACCCTGGTGCACGCCTCTGGTGCATGAACGATAAGCTATTGTTATTGTGTAGAAAAAGCCGGTGCAGAACCCGGTGCAAGCGCTGGTGCGCGGCATCTCTGCACCGGCACCTGCACCAAACCCCCTCTAGGGGGTGGTGCAGTGGTGCAAGCCCAGGCTCAGAGGTTTAATTCGCGTCCTAAGCGCCAGCAGCGAGGTGGTCCCTGAACGTCACGATGGTGTTCACGACGCTGGGCTTCAGAGTGAGCCGGAGCTTCCCATCAGGATCGTGGGTCCGGATTGTGAGAACCGAAAACCCGGTGGCCTCGACCTTCAGTTCCTCAGCGACGCGATTGCAGAGCCAGCCGAAGTGGTTGTTCACCACTTGGCCCAACTCCTTTTCGAGGGCCTCCACGGTTCTGGTGTGGCCCGGTGCGTCGAAGAGCGCGAGCAGCACGCGACGGCCGGGTTCGGTTCGCTTGCCGGGCGTTGCGTTCACCAGGACGAGGGCGGCTGCGATGGCGGGCGGGTCGGCGGGGTAGTTTGGATTTTGCGTCATTGGCTTGATTCAGAAAATTGACCCAGACTTGGTTGGATGGGCCTTATCCCAGGAGTATGGGTTTGCCGAATAGGGCTTGCCAGGATTCGCCTTGTGCCATCCCTCGAATTCCGCCGCGCGCTTAAGATCTCTGATGAATACCTCTTCTCACGCAGATGCGGATTCTCGGACTTCCGGCCGGGATGCTTCATCGTCCAATGGGCTTGCTCGACGGCCCGCAGTGGTTCGCCAGGACCAAACTTGGCGACCTTATGTTCGTTAGCTTTGTGAGCGGCGGCAATCTCGACGGACTTGCTTCGCTTCCCCATTCTACGACTCCCTTGATTTTTCGGCGGCCTGCTGTCTGCACGCTTCAACGTTCGGGTGAAGCAATCACAAGAGAAGCATGTTCCGAGCGGATTGTGCGCCGCGATGAAGCCGTCCCCTACGATTTACTCCCAAGACACCCTCAACCCAAGCTTCCCTCAAATATCTCGTGTCTCTTAAATTCCTTAGAGAAGTGTTCTTCCGAAGTGAGAGAGTTATAAGTAACTTCTCCAGCCATAAAATGGTTGGATTCGGATTCCCAGAAGACGACACGAAATCTCTTCGGGTCGGAGTAACCATCGGAAATAGGAACATTACGGGCGCTCCTCTTTTTTTGTTGGTTTGATGATAGTGGTTGCGTTTGTCTTTTTGGAAAATTTCTCCATAAAATCCAGTTTGGGCGCACGTGCTTCCAACATAATGAGGGGTTATTTTTTCATCGTATCTAATGCCGAAGATATAACATCCAATTGCATACCGAATATCGTCGCCTTCTCTATAAGTGTCGATGTCTTCCCGAACTCTTGACCAGAAGTCTCCTATATCGAATTTGCCGTTGTCACGTCTGACGATTAATTCGTACGGACCGAATGTCTCGAAATCCATTTTCCCTTACTCCGATGACAATTCTCAGATCAAGAATGCTGAACCTCCCGCACAATCGTCCGCTGGTTGGCGTTGTCTTCGCTCAGAGGAAGTCGCGTCGGTGGCCTTCACCGACCTCCTTCCGGCTTTTCGCGACGCTGAGCGGCCGTCCTCTAATGTTCTCAGACGTCTTTGCCGAATTCAACCCACTGACCCGCCTTGACATTCCGTTGTTCACAATCCATAGTAACGCTCGTTACGAAGGATTGTGGATTTCATCATGGTTAGAAATTTTATTGCTTACTATCCAGTGTCCACGGTAAAACAGGGCCGCAGCGGCTTAGGCCTCGAGGCTCAGAGGGAGGCCGTCGATCGATATCTTCAAGGCCTCGGGAGCGGCGCGCGGCTGCTCGCCGACTACCAGGAGGTCGAGACGGGAAAGCGGGACGACCGCGTTGCATTGCGCCAGGCTCTCGATCACTGCCGGCTCACTGGGGCGACCTTGATCATTGCCAAGCTCGATCGGCTGTCACGTGATGCCGCCTTCCTCCTCACGCTCAAGAAGGGCGACGTGCCTTTCCTGGCGGCGGACATGCCGGAGATGAACAACCTGACTGTTGGCATCATGGCGGTGGTCGCTCAGGCCGAGCGCGAGGCCATCAGCCGGCGGACCAAAGAGGCATTGGCGGCGGCAAAGGCGAGGGGAGTGAAGCTCGGCAACCCCAACGGTGCCAGGGCACTGCGCGAGGGCCTAGCGCGTGCCGGAGGCCCGAACCCCCAGCGTGCGGCGGAAGCGGCCCACACGGCTGCCGTGGAGCGATCTGAGCGGCTTCGGCCGGTGATCGATGGGCTCAGGGCTCAGGGTATCGCCACTGTGCGGCGCATTGCCGAAGAACTGAACGCCCGGGGTTACAGGACTCCACGTGATGGTAGTTGGCACAGCACATCGGTACACCGGCTTCTGAAGGCTCTCGAACTCCCTTCCGCTTGACATTATTCACCGGCCAGGTTATTGTCATTTTAGTATAGTGAACTATTGTGCCCGCCAGCAGCCCGCTCGGCGGGCTTTTTGTTTTGCGGCGGGGTAGAGATCATGGCGTTTGTCAAAGGCCAGTCGGGCAATCCCGGCGGCAGGCCCAAGGGCATTAAGGAGCTCACCGAGCTCGCCCGGGCCAACAGCAAGACGGCATTCGAGCGGATCGTGGCGATGTTGGACAGTACCGACGAACGCGTCGTGCTGGCGGCTGCCCAGGAAATCCTCAACCGAGGGTTCGGCAAGCCTTCCCAGGCCGTGGACGTGACGCATCGAAGCGCCGTTGAGGACATGGGGGAGGAGGAGCTTGACGCAGCAATTGTCGAGCTCCGAGCGAGACTCGCTATTACTCAGAACTCTGGAAGCAGAGCGGCAGAGACGACAGTCGAATAACCGGCTTGCATCATACCAGCCGTACGCGAAACAGAAGGCATTCCATGCCGCCGGGGCCGGGCACCGCGAGCGGCTTCTCCGGGCCGGCAATCAAAATGGCAAAACCTTCGCCGGCGGCTGCGAAGGCGCCTACCACCTCACCGGAGAGTATCCGGATTGGTGGGAAGGGCGGCGGTTCGATCACCCGGTGACCATGTGGGCCAGCGGTGTCACCGGCGAGACCACCCGAGATAACGCTCAACGCGTCCTGATCGGTCCTGTTGGCGAGGTGGGAACGGGCAGCATTCCTCTCCGCTGCATCGTCGACACGGCACCCGCTCGAGGCGTTGCAGACTTGCTCGACTATGTGAAGGTCCAGCACGTCTCTGGTGGGCTCTCAACCCTCCGATTCAAATATTACGAGCAGGGACGACAGAAGTGGCAGGGGCCGCCGGTCGAGGTCGTCTGGTTCGATGAGGAGCCGCCCCCGGACATCTACGCGGAGGGCCTTGCGCGGACCATCGCAACGCAGGGGATGGCATATTTGACCTTCACTCCGCTCCTGGGAATGTCGCAGGTAGTGCAGTCGTTCTTGGTGGCTCCGACTCCGGACCAGCACGACACGAACATGACCATCGACGATGCGCTGCACATTCCCGCAGAGGAGCGGGAGCGTATCATCGCCTCCTTCCCGGCCCACGAGCGTGAGGCACGAGCGCGAGGTGTCCCGACGTTGGGCTCCGGGCGGATCTTCCCGATCGCTGAAGAGCAGATCACGGTCGATGCGTTCGAAATCCCCTCGCACTGGGCACAGATCGGCGGACTCGACTTCGGGTGGGACCACCCGTTCGCCGCAGTGAAGTTGGCCTGGGACCGTGATGCTGACGTGGTTTACGTGACGGCGGCGTACCGGTCGAAGCAAGAGACGCCTCCCATCCATGCCGCCGCTATCCGGCCCTGGGCGGACTGGCTGCCTTGGGCTTGGCCGCACGACGGCCTTCAGCATGACAAGGGCTCGGGCGACCAACTCGCCGAGCTCTATCGCTCTCAAGGCCTGGGCATGCTGCCGGAGCGCGCCATGTTCGATGACGGCACGAACGGCGTCGAAGCCGGCGTCGCCGACATGCTGACTCGGATGCAGTCCGGTCGGTGGAAAGTGTTCCGGCACCTGACGGACTGGTTCGAAGAGTTCCGGCTCTACCACCGCAAAGACGGCCGGATCGTGAAGCAGGGCGACGATCTCATGGCCGCGTCCCGGTACGCCCTGATGATGAAGCGGCATGCATGCTCGGCCCCGTCCTCGGAACCTGCGTCCTTCTGGCGCCGTGGCCGCGGTCGCGTCTCCGGGTGGTTGAGCGCGTGATATTTTTGGGGGCGCCTGATGGCCTACGACACCAAAGCCGTTGACGGCGCCACCGACCTGATCCGTGAGATGCGCGAGCGCTGGGATCGCGCTCTCGATCACGACCGTGACAACCGCAAGGAAGCCCTGGTCGACCTGAAGTTCGTTGCCGGCGAGCAGTGGCCCGACAGCGTGCGGCTCGAGCGTGAGAGCGAGGGACGTCCGGTCCTGACGATCAACCGGATGCCGCAGTTCGTTCGCCAGGTGACCGGCGACATGCGGCAAAACCGGCCTAGCATCAAGGTCCGCCCGGTCGATGACCGCAGCGACCCGATCATCGCCAAGATCTTCACCGGCCTGATCCGATCGATCGAACAGCAGAGCGATGCGTCGGAATCCTACATCGGTGGTGCCGAAAACGCTGCCCGCTGCGGCATGGGGCATTGGCGCGTCCTGACCCAATATTCCGGCGACGACGTGTTCGACCAGGACATCGTCATCCAGCCGATCGTCAATCCATTCGCCGTTGTCTGGGATCCGCAGAGCATCCGCGTCACTCGTGAGGATGCCGGCTGGTGCTTCGTCATCGATCGCATTCCTCTGGTCGAATTCCAGAAGCGCTGGCCCGATGCGCGCAGCACGGGCTGGGACGGCGAGGACGGCACCGACGGTGACAAGTGGTTCTCTGGCGATGATATCCGCATCGCCGAGTACTGGCACAAGAAGCCCTACATCCGGACGCTGGCCCTGCTGCGGAACGGCGAAGTCGTCGACCTGTCAGGCGGTGAGAACGATGGGCTGGGCCAGCCCTACGACATCGTGGAGACGCGAGACGTCGAGAGCTTCAAGGTCGTCCGACACCTGGTTTCGGGCTGCGAGGAACTCGAGCCTGAGGTTGAGTGGATCGGTCGCTGGATTCCGATCGTGCCGGTGATCGGCGAGCAGGTACACATCGGCGAGCGCATCGTGCGCCATGGTGTTGTGCGCTTCGCCCGCGATCCCCAGCAGCTCTACAATTATTGGCGGACCACGGCGGCCGAGACGATCGCGCTGGCCCCGAAGGCGCCGTGGCTGGTCACGAAAGAGCAGATCAAGGGGCAGGAAGCTCTCTGGCAGGAAGCGAACGTCCGCAACCTGCCGTATCTGGTCTACAACCCCGACCCGAAGGCCCCTGGTCTGGCCCCCAGCCGCGTCGCGCCGGCACCGATCCCCGCGGCGCTGCTGACCGAGGCCAATGTCGCGAATGACGACATGAAGGCCACGACCGGAATCTACGATGCCGCCCTGGGTGCGAAGTCGAATGAGACAAGCGGTCGGGCCATCATGGCGCGGCAGCAGGAGAGCGATGTCGGGGCGCTCGTTTATTCGGACAACCTGGCCCGCTCGATCCGCCATACAGGCGTGATCCTCGTCGATCTGATCCCCAAAGTCTACGACACTGCCCGCATCGTGCGCATTCTGGGCGAGGACGATACCGAGGAGTTCGTCGCGATCAACGCGGCACAGCCCGATGGGTCGGTCCTGAACGACGTTCGCGTCGGCAAGTACGATGTCGCGGTAGCGGTTGGGCCGAGTTACGCCACCAAGCGCCTCGAGGCATCGGATAGCCTCATGGCCTTCGTGCAGGCTGTGCCGGCGGCGGGTGCGGTGATCGCCGATCTCATCGCCAAGAACCAGGATTGGCCCGGCGCCGAGCAGATCGCCGAGCGACTGAAGCGGATTTTGCCGCCTGGGGTCGATCCAGATGCTCCGGCTCAGGAGCCAGATCCGCGCGTCGCCGCCGATGCCGCCAAGGCGCAGGCTGACGTCGAAAAGACGCGCGTTGAGACGCAGGGTAAGCAGCTCGACAACGCGCAGAAACAATTGGAACTCTCCGCCCAGACTGGCCAGCTACAACAGCTCGTCCAGCAGATGGTGGTTCAGACGCTGGCGCAGATCATGCAGCCAGCGCCGCAACCGATTCCGGGCCCGATGCCCGGTATGCCTACCGGCGGGTCATCGCCGGGCTTCTAAAATCCGTCCAAAGAGAGACGCACATGAGCACCAACGCAGAGATTGCGCCGGTTGAGATCGACATTGTCGAAGATGACCGGCTTCCTGACGAACCCATTCCGGCAAACGACGAGGCCGCTGAGGCTGATGACGCGGAGGACGCAGCCGCCTCCATCGAAGAGGAAGAATCCGGCGATGATGCCGCCGCGGACACCGGGCCGAAGAAGGCGAAGGGCGTCCAGAAACGCATTGATGAGCTGACGAGGCAGCGCGAAGACGCCAAGCGTGAGCGTGACCACTGGCGGCACATGGCGATGGGGGTTCAACCCCCGGCGCAGCAGCCGTCTCCTGGTCCGCAGCACGATGAGGGCTCCGCGCCACGGATCGAGGACTTCGGCAACGACTACGAGGCCTATCTGGTCGCCAGGGCGAAGCACGAGATGCGGCAGGATATTGCCGCTGATCAGCGACGTCGGGCCGAAGCGCAAGAGCGACATCGGGCTATAGAAGCCCAGCAGGCTCTTGTGACCAGGATGGAGAACGCACGCGCGAAGCACGACGACTTCGACGAAGTTCTGGCCGCATCGAACGATGTCATTCTCGCGGATGGCGTTCTGAGGGCGATTGCGGATTCAGATATCGCGGGCGACCTGGCCTACCACCTGGCCAAAGACACCGAGGCGCGGAAGAAGCTCGCAACCCTTTCGCCGTTCGCCGCCATTCGTGAGCTCGGGCGTATCGAGGCCAAGTTGCAGGCGCCACCGGTCAAACAGCCGACCAGAACCCCTCCGCCGATCAAGCCGGTCGGTGGGAGCGACAGGGCTGTCCGCGACCCGAGTGCGATGAGCATGGACGAGTACGCTGCGTGGCGCCGGAAGGCGTCCTAACCACCCCTTTCCAGACACCAGCGCCGTGAGGCGCCGGCCTTCCCTTAGATGGAGTTTTTTCCGTGGCCAATTCGATTCTCACTCCGAGCGTCATCGCTAAAGAAGCGCTGATTCAGCTCGAAAACAACCTCGTGATGGGCAATCTCGTCCACCGCGATTACAAGAAGGAATTCGCCAAGGTCGGCGATACCGTGACCATCCGCCGACCAGTGCAGTTCCAGGCCTCCGATGGCGCCGCCCGAGTCAATCAGGATGTGACCGAGGGCAATACCTCGATCATCATCAACAGCCGCAAGCATGTCTCGTGGGGCTTCAGCACTCAGGATCTCACTCTCTCGATCGAGGAATATTCGGAGCGCTACATCAATCCTGCGATGATCGCTCTGAGCAACCAGGTCGATAGCGATCTCTGCGGCCTCTATTCGGATGTCTACAACTTCGTCGGAACCCCCGGCACCGTTCCGAGCACCTTCGCGGAGCTCGGCGCCGCCGGCCAGTTGCTCGACGAGATGGCTGTACCCAAGGATAAGCGCAACGCGGTGCACAACCCGGCGACCGCATGGAAGCTGGCGGATGGCCTCAAGGGCGTGTTCGTGCAGGACAAGGCGCGCGGGGCGTTCGAAGAAGCGAAGATCGGCCGCTACGCTGGGTTCGACAACTACATGGACCAGAACGTCAAGGTCCACACCAACGGCGCCCGTGGTGGCGCTCCGCTGGTGAATGGCGGCTCCCAGGCCGTGACCTACGCCAACGTCAAGTCGACTATGACCCAGTCGCTGGTGACGGACGGCTGGTCGAACAGCATCACCGGCGTGGTCAAAAAGGGCGACGTCTTCACGATTGCGAACGTGTTCGCGGTCAATCCGGTGTCGAAGCAGTCGACCGGCCAGCTCCAGAATTTCGTTGTCGTTGCCGACGCGAATTCGGACGGCTCGGGCAATGCGACCATCACGATCGCGCCGGCGATTATCGTCTCGGGCGCGTATCAGACGGTAACCGCAGCCCCGGCCGACAATGCCGCTATGACGTTCAAGAGCGGCACGGCCTCCACCGGCTACGGCCAGAATCTGACGTTCCACAAAAACGCCTTCGCTCTCGTCATGGTCCCGCTGGAGATGCCGGACGGTGCGGCGTTCAAGGCCCGCGAGCAGTACAAGGGCCTCTCGGCGCGCGTCGTGAAGGACTACGACATCGACGCGGACACCGACGTGATCCGCATCGATATCCTGTACGGCACCAAGACGCTTGATCCGCGTCTGGCGGCTCGCCTGACCGCCTGATCGTAACGGCCGCCCTTCGGGGCGGCCTCTCTATTTGTGAGGTCGGCATGACCAACTTTTGCGCATGGTTTTACGGGCCGGATGGCGACGCCCGCATCTTCGAAAGCCCCGAAGACATCCCCGAGGGTTGGGCGGACACGCCGGCAGCCTTCGAAATTGTGGCTGATATCGCGAACGAGGATGAGGGCACGAAGCGCCGCCCCGGACGTCCCCGAAAGAGCATCGCCTCATGACCACTGCCTATCAGCTCGTGACGGGTGCTCTCCGGCTCGCGACGGTGGTCGCTGCCGGCGAACAGGCGACCGCGGAAGACATGGCGGACGGAATCGAGGCTCTGAACCAGATGGCCGCTGCCCTGAAGATCGACGGGATCGATCTTCAGTGGGTCAGCGTGGATTCGAACACCGACCTGACTCTCGATGATGCCTACATCAAGGCCCTGAAATACCTACTGGCCGTTGACCTGGCGCCGGAATACGGCCTCACGATTGCGCCGGCTGTCATCGCTCAGGCTGAGGGTGGTTATCGAGCCCTGCAGATGGCTTTCACGACCGTTCCCGATGCCACGTTCGACACGGGCATCGGCAAGGTTGGTCGCAAGATCGTGTGGAATATGTGATGGCCAATCTCTCCTCGCTCCTCAACGGCAGCACGCCTTCCCAGGTGGACATGGGCGGACCGGTCGGTTGGGGCCTGCGCGGTCTAAGCCTGGCCCCGGGTCCTGTCGGCCTCGTCGGAACGCTCGCCAGCCTCGGTTTGCGCGGCAACAACCTCGGATATACGAACCGTGCTCGTGCTTCATGGGGGCAGGACGGTTTGGAGTTTGGTCAGTCGGTCGGTGGATTGCTCGGCCTGAACAGCTACGGCCGCGGCGGTGCGCGCGACAAGCTGGGCGACTTCCGCGGCGTCGACGTAACGCCGTCCGGCATGTCGTCACGTGGCGGATTTCTAGGCTTCGGCGCAGAGCCGACGGGGGCTTACACGCCTGGTGAGGCGCAGCGGCGCAATGCTGCCGCGCTCTATGGCAACGCCTTCGGCACGCCGCGTGTCGGTCCTGCGCCGCCCGCGCCAGTGCAGGCCGCGCCCGCGAGCGCTCCGGCGAGGCCGTCGGTGATGGCGCCTCGGGCGGAACTCGGGATTCGCGATATCGGCCGCTTCAAGGACGACCCGGACCCGATCGGATCCGCGATCCGCTCGATGAGCGGCAGCCTTCGCGGCGACGGTGGCGGTCGCGGCAATGGAGGCGCCGGAGGCGGTCGAAGCGGGGGTGGGGGCGGCGGACGTTCCGATCGCTCCACAAGCAGCAGCGGTCGCGGCTGATGGTGCGCTTCTCTCCGCCGCTCGGTTCGGCACCGGCCCGCTCCAACCTGGTTTCAGTCCAGCGGGTCATCAACATGATGGCGCAGAAGGCGCCGGAAGGGTCGCCGATCCCCTTCTGGTTGGTCGGCGCTCCCGGCCTGAAGAACTGGCTGAGCCTGCCGAAGGGCCCGGTTCGCGGCGTCGATGTACTTGCCGACGTGCTCTACGCGATCGGCGGCGACGCGCTCTACAAGGTGGCCGAGAACGGCACGGCCACGGCGATCAGCCTCGAAGCGATCCCTGACGGCCAAGTGTTCATGGCGGCCGGCAACGGCTATCTCGTCTGGACGGCCGGTGGCAACGCCTACTGGACCGACGGCACGGTCGCCGGACGCATCAATGACGCGGACCTGCCGAAGGTGTCCTCCGTCGCCTACACGGACGGCTATTGGCTCTTCGTCGAGCAGGACACCGGCCGTTGGTTCGTCACGGCGATCAACAACCCAAAGGACATCTCCGCGCTCGACTTCGCCACTGCGGAGAGCCAGCCGGACAACATCAAGCGGGTGATCGTCGCGCATCGCGAGGTCTGGCTGCTGGGCGAAGGCACTACCGAGGTCTGGCAGAACACCGGCAACGCGGATTTTCCCTTCGAACGGTACAACCCGGCGGCGATCGACCGCGGCATCATGTCGGCTGCGGGCGCGGCGGTGCTCGACAACGCCATCTTCTGGGTTGGGGACGATTCCATCGCCTATCGCAGCGAGGGGTACACGCCCTCCGCGATCTCGACGCCTGAGGTCAGCAAGGCGATAGACGAGTGCACGGAGAAGGCCGGGATTGTCGGAATCACGTGGAGCCAGGAAGGCCACGTCTTCTATGCCCTGCGTATCCCCGGCGTCTCGACCTGGGTCTATGACGCCAGTACGCAGCAATGGCACGAGCGGGAGACATTCGGGCGGGATCTGTGGCGGGCCGGCTGCTACGCCAAGGTCTACGGCAAGCATGTGGTCGGCGATGACACGACGGGCGGCCTCTACACGCTGGATTTCGGCACCTACACGGACGCCGGCGGTATCCTGCACACGGATATCTACTTCCCGCAGATCTGGGCGGACGATCAGCGCTTCGTCACGCATCGATTCCAGGCAGATTTTGAGGTCGGCGTCGGCCTGACGCTCGGGCAGGGGAGCGATCCCCAAGCCATGCTGCAGTGGTCGAACGATGGCGGCTTCACCTGGTCGAACGAGCACTGGCGCAGCCTCGGGCCGATCGGCGTCCGTCGGCAGCGTGCCATGTGGAGGCGTCTTGGCACATCTCGACAGCGCGTCTATCGGCTGCGGATCACTGACCCCGTCAAGCGCGCTTTCCTCGGTGCCACCGCCGACATTCAAGGCGGTTCGGTCTAATGGCTCAGCAGACCAAGCCGTTATACAGCGAGATCGAAGAGGTCATCACTCCGCGTGAGGCGATGGTCAACGCTCGCGGCATGACGAAAGATTCCTGGTGGAAGTGGCTTTGGAACCTCCGCCGGGTCGTCAATGACAACTTCGAAACGCTCGGCGTCGAGGACTTCTCGTCCGCCTTCGCAGGCCGCCTCACGGCGCTTGAGGAGGAGATCCGGCAGCTTTGGTTGCGCGATCAGGCGAGGGAGAGCGAGCCGTTGGCCGCCGATGTGCCGCCAGCGCGCGAGGCGGTGCAGTCGGTCGACGTGGCACCGGCGGCAGAGGCCGTTCAGCGCGCCGATGTGACCCCCGCGGTCGCCGAGCGCGCACCGGAGCAACTTCTCAGCGTCAGCGATGTCGAGGAGATCCGACAGCGTGTCACGGCCCTGGAGGGCAGCGTAGGGGCTCTTGTTGCTGTCAGCAGCATTGCGGAGGCTCTAGAAGGGGTCCGCGAGCAGGCGATAGCCGATGCACTGAGCCTCGGACCTGCGGTCGAGACGGGGCAGTTGTTCAAGCCGCGCCAGTGGGTGCAATTCATCGACCCTAGCCAGATGTACTTGCCGGTGACACAGCCGGCGGCGGGGCCCAACATCTACGAGACCGGCGTCAACGGGTCGGCGTGGCGGTGCTTCGAATTCGCGCCCGGCACACTCGTCGTCGATAACGACAACGTCGAGGCGCTCGTCTCGCCGCCGCTAGGGTGGGACGGGACGCCGGTCGGAGTTCGGTTCTTCTGGACCCACGCCGCAACGGTCACGAATTTCGTGGCCGCATGGCGCGCGCAGGCCGGAGCCTACTACGACAACACGTCGGGAACCGCCGCTCTCAGCGCCGAAAATGCGAACGTGATTCAAGACGTCGGCGGCGTTACGGACAACATCTACCTGTCAACAGGCACGCTGGTAACGCCAGCCAGCGTTTCGATGCTGAACGTCAGCAACGCGTTCGCGCCTCTTCTGTTTCGGTTCGGAAGGCGAACTCAAAGCGAGTCCGGCGTTGGCCTTGCCGTCAATGCTCGCCTGATCGGCGTCGCCTTAATTTGGAACCTGCGGCCCTTCGCCGCCGCGTAACCACTGTCACACCACATGCCACAGGCCGCCTCCGGGCGGCTTTTTCTTTGAGAGGTTGCCGCCATGGCTGTCACACCGAGGACGTTCTCTGAGTCGACTCAGCTCACCGCCAGCGCCGCGACTTATGTCGCCGCGGTTGTCGGTGCGAAGATCATGATCGACAAATTTACGGTCTACAACTCCGACACCGTCCCGCGCACGGTGACTGTTCATATGGTCCCGAGCGCCGGCACTGCGGGCGCGACGAACATCATTCTCGTCAAGACGCTGCAGACTGGTGAGACCTACACCTGTCCCGAGGTGGTCGGCCATGTGCTTGAGCCCGGCGCGTTTATCCAGGCGCTCGCCTCCACCGCAGCGGTGGTGAACCTGCGCGTTTCCGGCCGGCTGGTGTCGTAATGGACCCGGCGACCATCAGCGCCCTCCTTTCGGGCGGGTCTTCGATCCTTGGCGGCCTGAACAGCCTGTTTGGTGACGATGGCAGTGACGCAGTCGACCGTGCGCTGGATCAGGCCCGTGAGCAGTTTCAGCAGGGCTCACAGGCTCAGGAAACCGCGGCCCGGCGCGAACTGGCGCTCTATGATCCGTTCTACCAGTCGAACTTCCGCGCCTATAACAACTATCTTCGCGAGCTCGGACAGGACCACATCACCGATGACCCGGTGCTGGCGTCCATGCGGCACAACTCGGACAACTACATCGCCGTCGGTCCTGACGGGCGCAGCTACATCGTCGATACAATTCCGGGTTACACTGGCGGAAACACGCCGCGGCCGATCAACGGGTCATCGCAGCAGTCCAGCACCGGTGGCAATTCTCTCGCCAGCCTGCTTGGCTTTTCGTCCGGCCGCAGCAACGGCGGCTCACGGCCTGATCCCAATGGACTGAACTTCGACGCTTCCAAAGGCACGCCGATCGGTACGGTGAACGGCGTTACCTACTACCGCCGCGATGAAGATAGCCTGATGCCCTACAATTGGGCTCAGGGTACCGGCAGACGCGGGGGCCCGGATCTCTCAGAGTCTGCCTACCACAAGTCGCCGGGCTATGATTTCCAGTTCGGACAGGGCGTAAAGGCGCTGGATCGGTCTGCGGCTGCCAACGGCCGTCTGAACAGCGGGCGACAGGCCATGGCGCTGACGGAGTTCGGCCAGGGAGTCGCCAATCAGGACTATTACGGCTGGGCTGACAGGGAAACGCAGAAGTACGACAATTGGTTGAGCCGCCTCGGGCAGCTTGCCGGCCAGGCGCCGGTTGCAGCCGGCCAGGTCGGCGGCGTGTACGGTGGCATGGGGCAGGCGGGCGCAAACAGCGCCGGCAGTCTAGCCAATCTCGCTCTGACGCGCGGCTCGACTGAGGCGGATCTCTCTGCCCGGAACCAGAGCTCGTTCAACAACGGCATCTCCGGCATCCTCAGCGGCGCTGGTCGCCTCTCAACTCTTTGGGGGTAACGCATGGCCAGCCTTCTTGCGGGTATCCAGAGTCCCCAGCCTGTCGATTGGGGGCGCTCCTTCTCTGCAGGCCGCGACGCGATATTCGACGAGCAGCGTCAGGCCCGTGCGGACCAGCGCGATAAGAACCTGCTGATCGCCCAGTACGCTGCCGACGCCGATACGCCCGAAAAGTGGTCGCAGGCGATGGGCGATCTGCAGCGCGCGGGTGTTCCTGACGCGCACCAGTTCGCCAGCCGCTTCGATCTGCGTGACACCCTGATTCAGCGCGCCTATTCGGCAGCGGACCAGATGAATAGCCGCACCGCGGGGCAGTTCCTGTCATCGCTCGGTCAGGTCGGGACTCCAGACGGCGTGACATTGTCGGGAGGTTATTTGTCGTCCCTAGGGGCTGCTCCGCCTGTAGGGAGCGTGGAGACAAAGCCTCTCGGCGCGTCGCTGGCAAAGTCAGAGAGTGGCGGCAACCCGAGCGTCGTCAACAGCCTTGGCTTCTCTGGCAAATATCAGATGGGGGAGGGGGCTCTTGCGGATGCCGGCGTCTACACCGATCCGACGCCGGGCAAGCGGAACGATTGGGCCGGACAGTTTAATATCCCTGGCTTCCCGGAAGTGAGAACGCAGGCGGATTTCCTGAAGAATGAGGCCGCTCAGGACGCGGCCTTCAATTCGCATGAGGGGCGACTTGAGCGCGACATGAAGGCAGCCGGCCTGGATCGGTTTATCGGCCAGCAGATCGCTGGCGTCCCAATCACCGCTGAAGGCCTGGTCTGGATGGCTCATCTTGGCGGTGTCGGTGGCACGAGAAAGTTTCTGGAGACTAGTGGCCGCTACAACCCAGCCGACGCCAACGGTACTCGGTTGAGCGACTACGCGCGACGTGGAGCGGGCGGCGGCGGGCAGGTTCGTCCGGCGACCCGTGATGTGCAGCCTCCGGCGCCGAACGGCGTCCCGATGGAGGCGCTCGGCGTTCTGGCGCAAAATCCGACCTATGCCGGGACGGCAATCAGCGCCGCCATCAACCAATACGCTACGCCGAAAGACACGACTGTCTGGGCGCGGCTCGACGATGGGCGGCTGTTCAACCAGCGCACAGGCGAAATCGTCACTGCGCCTGGTGTCACCGACATCAAGCCAACTGATGACATCCGCGAGTACGAGTTCGCTAAGACCCAGGGATTTTCGGGCTCATTTCAGGATTGGCAGCTTCAGAACAAGCGCGCCGGAGCCATGTCGCTCTATCCGAACGAAAGCCCGGAGTCTATCGGCGACAAGAAATACCAAGAGACGATGGGGGCGAAGGAAGCGGAGACCTACAACAATATCCTGGAAGGCGGACGCACGGCACTAGTCACCATGGGCGACTTGAACAGCCTTGAGGCCGGCTTGCAGCAGGTTCCGACCGGTGGCTTTGAACCCCTGAAGGCACAGTTTGCGAACTACGCCGCCAGCCTCGGCCTGGACGTGCAAGATGCCCAGCAGCTCGGCGGGTCGCAGGCCATCCAGGCGATTGTGGCCCGCATTGCGCCGCGGCTGCGCGTTCCAGGCGCTGGCACCACCTCCGACAAGGATCTAGCGCTGTTCATGGCCAGCCTGCCGACGCTCGCCAATTCTCCAGAGGGCAACCGGCTGATCATTCAGACCCTGCGCGCCTTCTCGCAGCGAGCTGTGCAGGAAGCGCAGATCGTCAACGACGGCAACGCCGCCGGCTTGCCGCGCAGTCAGATCCGCAAGAACCTCCTCGCGCTTGGCCCGGTGATCACTGACGAGCAGGCGAAGACGATCTTCCGTCCGGGGCAAGGTGCCCCACAGGGCTTGCCGCAGTTCGACCCGAGAGCTGCGCCGGCTCCTGCCCAGGCCGCTCCACAGGCTGGCCCGCCTCGCATCAGTAGCGACGAGGAGTACAACGCGTTACCGAGCAATACCGACTTCATCGCGCCGGACGGCACGATCCGGAGGAAACCATAATGGGCTGGCAAGACGCTCCGGTGGTCGGCAATGCTCCTGTGGCCGCGCCCAGCGCCACAGAGCAACCGGCGTGGATGTCGGCTCCTATCGTCACCCCAGCAACCCCCTCGCATCCAGCGTCCCTTCAGGCCACTCCGGAGCCGAAACAGGACGCTGGCGCCGTCTTCGGCCGGCCTGGCCTGAACGTCGGCACGTCGGAGGGCAAGGAGAGCCTTGCCGACCGCATCAGCGGCGACAAGAAGCGCGAGTTCGACTTTCCCTCTGTGGCTGGATTCGGCGGCGCGCAGATGCCGACCGAAGGCAGCGGCGCGGCCGTCGTGACCGGTGCTGCTTTCGGTGGCGACGACGGGTTTTTCGACATCCTGCAGAAGAACTATCCCGGCGCGCGATTCAGCCAGGACAAGTTCGGCAATCCGATCATGTCGATCGAGGGGCGGAACTTCTATGTGAACCGCCCCGGCCTCGACAGCGGCGATATCCTACGGCTCGCACCGAATGTCGCGGCTGGCCTTGGCGTAGGCACCGCGGCCGGTCGGATGGTCACTGGCGTTCTGCCACGCATGCTGGCGGTAGGCACTGCAGAGGGCGGTCTATCGGTCGGTACCGATCTGGCCGCGCAGGCGGCGGGTTCCAAGCAGCCGGTAGACATGAACAAGGCGCTGCTGTCCGCGGGGCTGGGCTTCACTGGCGAAGGTGTCGGCGCGGGGCTGAGCACGATCATCCGCTCGCTCGGCCAGCGCGCCGCACAGATCGTTCCAGGGGTCAGCGGTCAGACGACGCTGCAGCTCGCTCCCGAGTTGATTGCCGCCCTCCGCAAGGCCGGGTTCGACCCATCACAGGTAACGGCCGAATGGCTGCAGCGCTTCCAGGCACAGGCGCAGAAGTCGTTGTCAGCCGAAGAGGCCGCGCGTTTCACCGATCTGCAGACTCTCCCGACGCCCGTTCCGGCGACCCGGGGCGACATCACGCGCCTGCCGCAAGACCAGATGTTCGAGGACCAAGCCTTCAAGGGCAGCTTCGGCCAGCGTCCCGCCGCCGTAATCCAGGGCATGCGCGGCCGGCAGGAAGAGGCGCTCCGGTCGAACGTTGAGCAGGTTCAGGGCCGCATGTCCGGCAGCGGCGTGCTTGCCGTAGTCGAGCCGGGGCAAGGCGGGGCGTTGGCGTCCGATGCCATCGTGGGGATGCGTGATGCCGCCAAGCGGGGCGTTGACGACGCCTACGAATTCGCCCGCGAGGGCGGGGGGCAGGCTGGCATCCCGCGCGACAATGTCGCCGGCATGTCGCACAGCGTCCAGGGCGCCGCTGCCGATTTCGTGGGCTTCACCCCGAAGGCGGAAGCGCTGGGTGTTGAGTTGCACGGTCTGAGTGCAGCCGGCGGCGATGCTGACGTGACGGTGCGGTCTCTATTCGATTGGCGCCGGCGTGCGTCCGCTCTGCGCGGCACCACCACCGACCCGGCGGAAGCGACCGCCATCGGCCGCATGGTCCGCCAGTTCGACAACGAGATGAAGGACGCCATCGAGCGCGAGCTGGTGCGCGGCGATACGGAGGCGGTAGGGCGCTGGCTTGACGCCAACAAGATGCGCGCCGAGTTCGGCCGACTTTTCGAGGGCGAAGACCTGGTGCAGCGCATCACCAGCCGCGAACCGCGCAGTGGAGAGATGCAGCTTGTCGTGCCGCCCGGCGAGGTCGCCAATGAGATCTTCGGCCGAGCCGGCCTGAAACTGGGCGACAAGAACCTCGGGCGCGACCTGATCCGTCTCCGCAGCATCCTCGGTGCTGACTCCGAAGCCTGGAATTCTCTCCGCGAGGAAGCTTTCCTGCGGCTATTCCGCAGCACCGAAGGCGGCTATGTCGGGAAGACGACGGAGCGCGCATTCTCAGGCGCTAAGCTCGCCACGGCGCTCGACAATGCCCTGGAGCGTAGCGGCCCGCTGATGCGCATTCTCTTCAAGCCGGACGAAATCGCGCAGATGCAGCAGCTAAAGCGCGCCGCGCTCGCCGTCACCACGACGAACAAGGGCGGACAGAACTTCAGCAACACGGCTTCGGCCGGCGCCAGCATCATGCAGAACACGCTCGGCAAACTGGTCGCGGCGATCGGTGGCAAAGCCGGCTTGATCCTGCAGAACACGCCACTGTTGAAGGCGACCTACAACATAGGTCAGGGCATCAAGGCCGGCGCCCGGGCGCCGCTCGGTGGGACCGCTACGCCACGACCGCTCCCCTACTCAGGCGCGGGGCTCGGCGGTGGCACGCTATCGCAGCTTGGGCTTCCGTACTTCAATCCCTAATCCCACTTCCACCAGTAGCCAAATTGGGCTCGGAAGACGATATGGGCGAAGACGATGCCGACGCCGACGCCCCATAGGAAACCGAGCCCGAAGGCCAGGAAAGACAGATAGGCCAAACCGAAGCCTAACACTGAGATCCATAGGGCGCGGGTCCGCATTCTCGTTGTCCGTGAGTGTAGTGGCGTCAATAGCTCGGGCGACATACCCACTTTCCGAATTCCCACCCGCATGCGGTGGACTGTGGTTGACGCAAGAGCGATCTTTCGAGGCTCTGAGAATAAGCAGCGTCCCGTTGCGCTCGTATCTGCGCATTCGCAAGCCGAGATGCCTCATTACTCTCAAGCTGACGCTGGAGCGCTGTTTGCTCCTGAGCGTCGACGGCCATCCTGCACTGAGCGAACTGCTGAGTACCTGGCTGGAAACCGTATCCGGCGCATTTAGCAGTCTGTCGTTCATCGCTGGTCTGGCAGCCGACCAAAAGCGCGGCAGCGGCAACTAAGCACAATAGGCGCATCAAAATTCTCCGCTTAAAGGCGGCAATCATACCACGGCGGGCACCCATGCGGGTGCCTTTTTCTTTTGGAGCCCGCGACCATGACCACTTCAGGCCGTTTTGTTCCGCCTTTCTTCATCCCCGTCGATGGCAGCGGGAAGGTCACGCCTGGCGCGAAGCTCTACTTCTACGTCAGCGAGACGAGCACGCCGAAGAACACCTTCAACGACGCCGACTTGACCGTCGAGAACCCCAATCCAGTGCCGGCCAACGGCGCCGGGCGCTTTCCCGACATTTTCTTAGAAGAGGGCCGCTACAAGGTCATCCTTAAGAACGCCGACGACACGCTGGTCTGGACCGCCGACCCCGTTTCCGGCAGCAACAGCTTCACCGGCGGCGCGTTCGACAGCGTCGCGGATCTGCGCGCCTACACCGGCCCGGGTGGCTCTCTCAGCGGCCTGGATAACGGCTCTGTCACGGTGCTGACGGGCTATTACGAGGCCGGCGACTACGGCGGCTCCGACGTCTGGTGGGATGACGACAGCACCGAGGCCGACGACGGCGGCACGGTCTTCAAGCCGAACTCCGTCGCGGGCGGCGACCCGGGGCGGTGGAAGCGCCTGGTCAGCGGCGAAGACATCGCGATGGAGTGGTTCGGCATCAAGGGTGATGGCATCACTGCCGACACCTTTGCGGTGCAGTTCTGTCTCAACTATCAGCGCGACAATGGCGGGCGCATCACCGTCCGCGGCGACAAGCGCATCCGGATCACGTCGCAGCTCAATTATGTGACGAGCACGGCACAGCACGGGCCGCACATCCAGGGCGGCGGCATGGGCTCGACCGTGTTCCTCTACGACTTCGCCAATGGCCGGTCGTTCCTGAAGGTTCGTGGAACGTCGCCATCCGTTTTCATGACCGGTGGCGGCCTGCTGGACTTCACGATCGAAACGCCACTGAACGAGGACAGCACCCCGAAATATGCCTTCTGGAGCCAGCAGTGCGCGCTAGACCTGGGCAACTGGATTGAGCAGAACATCCAACGTGTCGCAATTCAGAACGTTCGCGGCCATGGCATTTGGTGCCCGACGCAGTTCGTCAGCGTCAACAACCTGGGCGGCGCGGTTGACCGGCCGAACGACAAGCCGCAGGTTCTTGCGGTCAAGGCGAGTAAGTATGGCCGGCCGGCCGATCTGCTCGCCCGCATCGACTCCAGCACGGGGGCCGTTACCGGCTTTTTGGTCCGACGCCAGGGTTCCGGCTTCGCGGACGGCGCTGCCGTCTATGTGAAGGGCTGCGGCAGCGGCTTCGCCGGGACGGTCTACACCAACTACAACACGATCGGGACCTACACCAACGCGACGAACCAGATCTTCGGCGTGCCGAACGTGGTCCCGCTTCAGATCGGCAACATCGTCACCGGCACCAACATCCCGGCCAACACGACCGTCACGAACATCTCGGGCACGACAGTCACGATTTCCAAGACTCCGACCGGCTCCGCCACGAACGGTGCCATCAACTTCGCGGCTCCTGGCGGGGGCCTGATGGGTGTGACCATCACGACCCCCGGCTCCGGTTACTACGAGGAGAACGACCACCTCTTCGACAACGAGGACACCTTTACCTGCGGCCTGACCAAGATGGAGAATTGTCAGATCTTCAGTGCCGATGGTGTTGGTCTCTTCCTCGGGCATTTCGCATCTAGTGGCTGGCAGGCAACCAGCAATTACATCCTCAATTGCGCCATGGGCGCCATCTGGACTTCCGGCAATGCCAACTCATTTGTCGGGAACGCCCCTAGCGCGAACGGGCAGTGCGAGGAGCTAAACACCTGGTGGCCCGGCGCCTACGCGCGGCGCACCTGGTCGACGCCGAACAACACGAAGTTCGCGCGGAACGAATTTGATTCGAACAACTACGCACACATCCTGCTTGACGGCACGACCGGGACGCAGATCGACGGCAACCGGTTCAACTCCTGGGTCACTTTCCGGCGGAAGATGACCTCGTGGACCGAGCAAATCCCGCTTGTCCACATCAAGTTCGAAACCGGCAATACCAGAGCGACGAACACGACATTCGAGATCGTGTCGAATGCGCATCGGTGGCAGAACGCAGGCGCGTCGGTCCCGTCCAGTGCCTGCACGGTCGTCAATGGCGACCCCGTCATCACCGGCATTGTGCCGTCTCCCCTGGCCTCGACGACCTTCATTGTCGGCGCGCGGATTCAGATCCTAAATGCGAGCGGAGTGCCGATCACCTTCGGGGGCGGGGCCGCGCCGGAAACGACCATCACAGTCGTCGACAATGTCGCCCACACGCTGACGCTAGCGGATGACCCGAACGAGTCGGTTGCCGGAAACGCCGCGCTGGTCCGCGTGATCATCAATGAGGAATTCGTCCTCTTCCATGATTTCGGGCGCGACGTCAACACCGGCGCTGGCCAGATCCGTGACATCTACAAGGCGGCGGTGCCGCATCGCGAGATCGAGGCAGCCAACTTTCGGTCACAGGACAACGTCGGCGCGGCGTTCGATTGGACGCAAGGTTCTTTCCGGAAGCGCGGGTCGCCCGGGCTGACCGCGGCACAAGGGCGGCTGGTCCAAGACGCGATCGTATCTATCGCCGACGGCCCGACGCCGACCATAATCCCGTGGACGGCTGTTCTCGACCCTGAATCCAAGCTGGAAATTATCACGCCGGCGCTTCCGGCGCTGCCGTACTACTCCGGGCGTTACAACGTCGACCTGTCGGGCATTTATGAGGTGGTCGGCGGCTTCACGCTGAAGCCGACCGCGCCGGCCGTCACCATTCCGGCCGGGGTCACGCTCGCGGTCGACGCCGTCGGCGAATGGAGGTCAATCGACACCGCGGGCGTCGTGGATACCACCAACAGGTCGACGAGCCGCCGGCATCTCTACACCACGCGGGGGCTAGCCGCCGAGGCGGTACAGTTCACGCTTCCGGCGGCGGTGTCGGTCTATCTCACCTATATCGGCGTCAACGCGCCCGAGCAGTTGCCGAGCGTGGGCGAGACGGGGCTGATCTGGTGGAACCCGATTGCGCGCAACTATAAGCGTTGGAATGGAGCCACGCTGGCCTGGGAGAATGTCACAGGCACCTTCAACGCGCCGTTCGATCTTGACATCAAGCTGTCGGTGCAGGTTCTGCACGACGGTGCCGATCCACTGCTGATCGATACTTCAGCGACGTTCTACAACAGCGTTATCTTCAAGAGGGTTGGGTGATGGCCGATCCTGCCTTTTACGCCGCCAGCGACGAGCAGATGCGCGCCTCCCAGGAGGCCGCGGTTACGGACGCGCAGTCGACTGGCGAGTTCGTGCTGAGTGCCACTGATCCGGTCACAGACGGCACCGATTGGTGGATCACCTTCGACATCGGCCCCGTCGACGGTCCGGCCGAGCGCCAGTTTGAGTATCGGCGACCGCTTCCGTAGCGACGGCCTATCGGCGTCGATCGAGCGGACTGTTTTGCGCTCGGCATGAGCGCCAACCCACAAACGGAGACCACCATGGCGGATCCCATTGGCCCCGATCCGGGGCCGTTTGCATTTCTCGCGCCGCTGATCGGCCCGGTGGTCTCTGCCGGGATCGGCGTCTTTATGCGGCATGCGCATGCGGCCGTGACGGGCAAACCATTCTCACTGCGCCGGATGGCGTTCGAAGTCCCGTCAATCCTGGGCTTCGGCATCATGGGCGGCGCTGTCGGCTCGTACCTCGGGGCACCAGAACTCGTCCAGTGGGGCGTCGCAACACTCCTCGGGTCGCTCGGAACCCAAGGCGTCGACGCAATCGTGGCGCGTTATGCCCGTGGCAAGATCGGGGCGTCGTAACGCCCGGCCGCGCGCCTGACACGAGATGAACCTTCCGAGTCTTCTGAACCACCCGGCCGCCTCGAGCGGCTTTTTTTCATGAGGAGAGAGACGATGAATTCCCAGATCAAGGCCATCGCCGCGGCTGCTGGCGGCGCGGTCGGTGGCGGTGTCGCCGGCGGCATCGTGCTGCCGGAAGGCTCGCCCTGGTACGCCTACGTGATCGTCATCGCCATCACCGCGCTGACGCCGTACCTGTCGACCTGGTTCGCGCCGAAGAACGCGGCGTGACCGGCAATAGAGCCCAAACTGAGCAGGATTGGGCGGCAAGTTGACCCTGAGTCACATACTTATAAGTCAGGAGACGAATGATGAGCTTCATCACCCGTGAGCTGGAAAAGCTGAACAACGATCTCCGCGCTAACCCTTCAGGGGAGCGTTACGCGGAGATCTATGCTGCTCAACAGGCCCTGGCTTGGGCGCTCGACCCTAAGGCCTACAAGTCGCCCGCCGCGTTGCTTATGGGCACTCTGGCAGGCTCAGCAGATTGTTCGGTGGATATCCATCATTCTCCGTTGCCAGATATTCCCGACCCGATGTCGGATGCCGTCTGACAACTACCCAGACGGATTGGCCGTTAGCGGTGGTCCAAAACCTGTGAGTACCGGCCTTGATGAATGAAATGACATTGTCGATTGAGTCATTCCAACCAGGGCCGCCGAGCCGATCAATGCGTCGATCGGTATCCCGGCCATCGCGCCGAATGCAAGTCACCTGATAATCAGCCATTTCAAAAACTCCTATTGCAATGAGGAGATTGTCGCTTGTCGAGCCAAACGAGTCGAGTCGAGAATCTGTAATGGCACCGCAGCGTCTTGAAGCGAAGGGCCCGGCCGAAGCCGGGGCACTCACGGCGCACCGAAAGCCCGACCCGGAACGTGGTGGGGATAGATCCGGGCCGGGCCTGAGCGCGGGGTGGGATCTAGAGCGGCGCTCGCGGCTATCGGACCGCTATCGTAGGTAGAAGAATAGGGGTGGCGTCACCCCTTTTTGGATCAGACGAGTTGAGGCCTGAAACGAAGAGCCCCGCCGAAGCGGGGCTCGAGAGCAGGCCGGCGATGCTTGAGCGTCAAGCAGGTTCGGTCAATTTGATATCGGCTTCTTTTCTAGCCTGGATGACTGCTTCGTTGATTTCGCGAGCGAGATCGCGCCCGGCCTCTTCTGGCGACCTATCATCGGCCGCCGGCCTCAAAAGCGCGGCCAGCCAAGCTGGATCAACAGTGGCGCCGCCATCAGTCTGCCCGCTTCTCTTCATAGTTCCCTCCATTCAATCTCGAGTTCTTACGATACAGGAAATCTTGATTCATTGCAATATCGAAATAATGCTTACGTTTCACCCATATAATTCCGTCACCCTTTGAAATGATGGCCACATCTGTTGGGCCTCCGACCGACTCCGTCTTCGACGCCACCTTACGCCGCAATGAAGTTAGTTCAACCAATGCTTCGGCCATCGCAGCCATCTCTTCTTTTGGTAGCGCATTGAGAACTTGCAATACAGGGTCCACGTATCTCTCCTCACGGTATGCGCGAAACCCCTCAATAAACTTTTCCACAATCAGCGCATTGTCATCCTTCTGCAGTCTAGTCTCCACGAGTCTTTGATCATCATCTTTGACAAAAGCATTTACTATAGACTCTGATTTGTCCTTCAATATATTCTCCAATGTCTCCTTTATGAATCTCTTGTATACGGAGACAATTCCTTCCATAAATAAGACTATCATATCGGGCTGGCCAAATGGCATAACAGCTACATTTAATGGGTTGACGTTGAGGTCGTGATCATCTTTTAACCAGTATCTAACGTTTTCTCGGAATTTTCCATCCACAGCGTAATATATGATGCGCGGAAACATTTCAGCTTTGCCATATCCGGCAAACACAATCCCGCTATCATAATTGGAGGATATTTTTCTTCTAAATATCTCGAAGAATAAATTAACGATCGTTTTACGCATTCCGATTGTTACGTGTTCCTTTAATACATCCTTAGTTAACTTAATAATATACTCATCAAATACAGATTCGAATTCCATCTTTGTTAATTTCGACAAAACCACTTCTTTGTCACAAACAGATGACAATTCATTTGTGATATACTTCTGAAATGCTGAGCGGAACTCCATCTTCCCTTTATAAGTTAGCCGTTTTTTCATAGCTTCAAGTCGATCTAAAAAATCAAATGTTGCTACGGCGGTTTCTAGTTCCTTGTTGGAAAATCTGCTGTCGCCAATGAATTTAAAGAAGGCAGTCGCCAAGTCAGCCACAGTCTCGAATCTTTTTGCCCCGCACTGCTCTCGAAATGTTTTAATGATCGGCTCCCAAGGATGGCCGACGAACTCTCCGGAATTATGAATCATAATAGCGACATCATTGTGAGGAGCCAGCGAGAATATTTTATTGGCGCTCTTCCAAATCTTGTCACGGCCAACTGTGACGGCGCTATCTGCTGCCAGGGCTATCGCTTGGCGATTAATAATCGCAATTTCAGTCGTCATTTCTCCGCCATCTGGCGGCGGCGGCCCGCCTGGCAATCTCGGCTCGCTGTTCCGGCGATAATTTCTCGGCGCGAGCCCGACCCCCCTTCAAGCCGCCCCACCTCCCCATTATTGACATCGGATTCTTATCTGACTCGACGGTGCCGCACTAGCAGGAAACATGCACCCCGATCGAAGGCGCCTACGGCTTCCCGATCGTGCTCGGGCCCCTCCAGCCCTTGCCGCCGGCTCCGAGTCCGTGATCCGGGTCATGCTCCTTGCAGTGCCACACGGTCTCCCCGCGCGGGCCCGGGCTGCCGAACGCGCCCCACTCGGTGCAGCCGGGGTGCTCGCAGTAGTGTTCCCAGCCGGGGGCGAAGGTCTTCGATGGAGGAGGGGCGTCGCTCATTCCTGAGCGATAGCGCGCCGGCGGGTGAGTCGGCTAGGGGGCCGGCATGAGGGTCGCCGCATCGGCTCCTCGCGCCTCAGGCATATGGCGGCACCTCGACCAGCGTTCCGATCAAGCGCAGCAACGCTTGGTGCTCCGGCCCGCTGCCGCTGCGCAGGAATTCACCCAGTTCGATATGGGACAGCCGGCCGCCGGACGGAGCGTTGGGTTGATGGATGATGAACGCATGACCATCGGTCGGCTCGCGTCCGAGGAACCACGCGTCACCGCTCGGGCTCCGATAGAGTTCCCGTCGTTCTGTCATAGAGGCTCCTGTTGTTTGGCCCGGATACAGGTCGCGTCGCCACTGAGCCTACTACGCCCTCGGCCTGATCGCCGCCTCGATCGCCTCATAGGCAGCGCGACCAACCGGGCCAGCCTCGCCTGGCCCAGGGCCGCCGTCTTGCCATATGACCTGGATCACACCGCGCCGGTCGACACGAAAGCGGCCGCGGTATTCCGGGCACCGCACCGTGCCTTCATCGCCGTCATGCTCGACGGTCCAATCCGACGCATCGCGACCGCTCGCCACCTCAGCCTCCGGCGTTGTTGCGCCCGGCCTTGCTTGTCTGCTGACCGCCGTCGGCCTTCTCGCACGCTTCGGTCGCGGCTCGGAGGACATCCGGTGGAAGCCCGCCTTCAGGTGCGCTGGACCAGTCGATCTGGATGTGGCCATGGCTGTTGCGCGTGAACCAGCCGCGGAGATCGCCACAGCCTACGGTTCCGGTGCCGTGGCCGGTTGTGAGGACGTTCCAATCACTCGGGTCGGTGCAGTTCGCCATGCAGTATCAACGCCCGTAGCGCAGCTTCAGTTCGATCAGGTCAGATGAAGACGTGGAGATGGACGTCGACGGGTTCAGCGTCCGGTCCGTCCTCGAATAGGTCGAGCTGGCGTTCCAACTCCTCATTGAGGCGCAAGAGGGCGTCATTAACCTCCCGCTCGTTCTCCGGTCGGATATTGCCTCGCGCTTGCATGTGGAAATCGGCGCGCGCCTGATCCTCTGGTGTCATCTCCCTGACACAGCGACACGCGTCCAGATAGCGTCGCATGGCCCGGATCTTCGCCTCCCGGCTGCCGTTGGCGTCGGCCTCAAGGGCTTCAATGATCGCGCCCTCATATTCCTCGGCGTGGACCAGGATCGGATCCAGCTTCTCCTGCTGCGCCGCAGCCTCCTTCCGTCGACGTTCGCCCATCGAAACGGCCTCCAGTTTACGACGCCGCCGAGCTTACAGCAGCGACCCTTGCCGCGGCGGCTCAGGTGCCGTGCGGCGCTGCTGCTGTGTGTTGTTCGGCGTGAGGATCTGTCCGGGCGGCGGGCGCTTCCCCTTGGCCGGCCAGCAGGTCAGCAGCTCGGCCGGGAACGGCCGCAGCAGACTGCGCAGTTCCAACTCGGTCGCCGGCACTTCGCCGAGCCACGCTGACCACGCCTCGCGCGGCAGCACCGCCGGCATCCTGTCGTGCATCTCGCCGACCGTGTCGTTGGCGTCGACCGTGACCTCCGCGAAGGTGCGGAGCCAGTCACCGGTCTCCGGGATGCGCCAGGCCTCCCAGATCCCGGCGACCGCAAAACTCCGACCGTCGGCCAACCCGAAGGCAACCTGCTGCCCCTTGGGCCGGCCGAGCGTCCGGAATTCGACGAACTGATCGGTGATGATCAGGCAGCGCCGCCGGGCGAACGCTTCCCTGAAGCTGGGCAGCTCGTGCACGGTCTCTGCCCTGGCGTGCAGCTGCGGGCTGGCACGGTCGCGCGCCCACCGCGGGACGAGGCCCCATTGCAGCAGGTCCCAGTGGCGGCCGCCCGTCTCGGGATGACGGCGCAGGACGATGCACCATTCGCCTGGGCCGGTGGTCCCCCAGCGATCACCGTGCGCGTGGTTCCGCTCGTCCCGGAGCCTGGTCAGTTCCTTCAGCCGTTCGAGGCTGTCGCCTTGGCCGGCCATGGTCAAGCCGCCAGAGGCTCGCCGATCGGCGTGATGAGATCGGCATCGTTGTTGCGGACATTCCCGACCCGGACGTCGACCGGCCAGGCCGTCATCTGCTCTGCCGGATAGGGCCTCAGAAGCGCAAGGCGCTGTTCCGCCGTCGTCTCGACCTCACCCAGCCACGCTGGCCAGTCCTCCGGCGCCAGGATCACCGGCATGCGGTCGTGCAACTGCGCCATCAGCGCGTTGGGGCTGGTGGTGACGATCGTATAGGTCTCGACCTCCTCGCCGCTCGCTCGGTCCTTCCACCATTCCCACAGGCCGGCGAAGGACATCGGCGAGCCGTCGCGCAGGCCGATGGCATAGGGCTGCTTCACCTTCGGGTCCGCGCCCTTCTGCCATTCATAGAACAGGTTCGCCGGCACCAGGCACCGCCGGCTATTGAACGCCGCCTTGAAGGCAGGCCGCTCGGCGACCGTCTTGCCCTTGTCATCGAGATCGCGGGCGTTGATGCAACTCATGCCGAACTTCAGATCTTTCGCCCAGACGGGCAGCAAGCCCCAGCGCAGCATGGCGACGTCGCGCTGGCCGTCCTTGTCGAGCCTGCAGACGGGATTGATCGTCGTCGGGGCGACGTTCCAGCTGTCGCGGAAGCTGTTCGGCGCCGGCCGCGGTGCCGGCTTTCCGAAGGTGTAGAGCGACCAGATCTCTTCCCAGGTCATATTGTGTGTGGTGCGCCCGCACATTCCCGCCTCCCCCTTATGGTTCTACGCTGATCGCTCTAAGCTGGTGCTCCGCCTGGTCGAGATCCAGCCGCAGCAGGGCCGCGATCTCCTCCTCCCGCATACCGAGTTCGAGTGCTTTCCAGCGCAATTCGTTGCAGCGGATCTCATGCTCGATCTGGACATCGACAAGCTTCGCCTCCAGGTCGCGCGGCATGGGCTCACTCCTTCTTCGCGCTGCTGGGCAGCATCCAGTCGGTCGACGGCGGTAGGCGTTCCTCGTGGGGTGTTACGACAATGTCGGGGCCGCCATTGACCCAGGTCGTGACCGGATGCTCGCGATGGCCGAGCACGTAGCCGCTCACCCTCAACTGCTCAATCGCCCTGGAGGCGAGCAGCGTCGCCTTCGCTTCGTCGACGCCGCGCGTTCGCCGGCTCGGATGGCCGGCACCCAAGCCGCGGAACGCCAGCGCGATCGACCATTCGATGCTCTTGATCAGATCTTGATAGGGCATCGCTCACGCCTCCGGCAGGCGCGGGCCGAAGACCTCGCAGAACGAGCGCACCTGGTCCCACAGATCCTCGTCGGTACAGCTCAGGGCCTCTGCGGGGGCCACAGCGGTGTCGATCGGCAGGCTTCCGGCGCGCGCCATACCGTGAAGCTCGGCCAGCGCCTCCTGCAGCTTGCCGGGCTTCCGACTGTCGATTCCCTCATTGATCCAACGGGCCGCCTGCCAGAGCGCGACGCGCTCGTTGGCGCCCAGCGGCAGGGCGCACTCCGGATCGATGTCGCCCCCCGCGTCCTGGCCCTTCGCCAAGAGCAGCCGATCGCCCATCAGCTTCAGGCATTCGAGCCCGAGAGTGCGGCTCGCTTGGTCGAGTGCTCTGCCTCGCATCGCGTTGGCGACAACTGGTGGGAGCAGGTCCATTTCCGTACCTCGGTCGCGTCAATGTTCCCTTTCCGTTCTAATTCCGGAGAGCCGAAGAGTCGAGTCGATTCATAAAATGCTAGCTATTGGGGCTGGGGCGACGAGCAGGCGCTAGATGTGGCCTAGCGGCGATGCTCCTGCCGGAACCGGGCTGGCGCCTCGCAGCTCGCGTGGCCAGCCCAGACGCCGCGGCCCGCATGCTCGGCCTCCTCCTGCGCCGGCAGATAGCGGTCCTTGCTGTACCGCGGCAGAGCCCATGCCCAACCCAGGCGAACCATCGCCTCGCTGACGTTGACTTCGCCTGCCCAGCATTCGGACACCGTGCGCCCATACCGATCCCGGTCCTTGGCGTCGCAGCGCAGCGGCCCGTTGCTCAGGATCTGGCGCAGGGTGTCTGTGGCTCGCTGGCCGATCGGCACCGACTGGCCGCCGATCGCGCACGCCTGTTTGCGCTCGGGCGCGTCCATGCCCCAGAGCCGGACCCGCTCGCCGTCGATGCGGAGCGTGTCGCCATCGACGATCTCGACGCCAGCGAGGGCAGGGGAGGAGAGGCAGACGAGGAGGGCAAGCAGGATGCGCATGGGCTGGTGTCTACTGCCTCGTGCCCTCTTCGTTCAACAGCGCCTCGCACCGCTGCGCTATCAGCCTCCAGGTCGCGGCACCGTCCTTGTCGCCTGATGCCTCCAGCCGCTTTGCTCGGTCCACAGCAGCTGTCGGTGCGCTCGAGCCGTGCTTGCGGACCATAATGCCGGCCGATCGCCAGAGGTCGATGTCGGAGGGGATAGCCATGAGGGTGCGAGGGAGGCGAGGTGGAGCTCGACCTTATCATCAGCGGTGCTCTTGCCGCCCGCGTCTCGCCACTATCGCCTGGGCAGGAGCAATAGATCGTCGGCCGATGGCAATCCGTCGAGCAGCATGTCGGCCCATTCCTGAGCGAGCTCGCGGCGACGCTGAAGATAGGCGGCGCGGTTGTAGGCTCCCTCCACCTTGTCCTTCGGAACGTGTGCGAGCATGAGGTCGATGATGTGCCGATCAGCCTTGTGCTTCTCGTTCATCACTGTCGAAAACGTAGACCGCCAGCCATGCGGAACGTGGCGATGGTGGTAGCCAGCGCGATTGATCAGGTAGCTGATGGCGTTCTCTGACATCGGCTTGTGCGGGTGCCGTCCGTTCGGAAAAACATAGATGCCTCGCCCGGTGATTTTCCGAGCCGCGGCGACAGCCTCAACGGCTTGACGGGAGAGGGGGATCAGGAAGTCGCGGGCCTCGTCGTCCTTGTGCTCGAGCTTCAGCTTCATTCGCGCCGCTGGCACACGCCAAACCGGCTCATCGGTACCCTCGACACCGGCGAACTCGGACCATGGCGTTCCGCGGAAGGCGCCTGGCCGCAGAACGGTCAAGGCCAGCAGCCGATTGGCCAGCTTCGTGATGGGATGGCTTGGCGTGGACTCGATCTTCGCCAGCATCTCCTTCGCCTCTTTCAAGTCGGTAATCGCCGGCTGTCGTGTCCGGGGCTGAGGTGCCATGACCGTCTTGAGCAACCCGGCAGGATCGCCGTTGGCGCGGCCGGTGGCGACGGCATAGATGAACACTGCGGAGATGCGCTGCCTCACCCGCTTCGCCGTTTCCCGGGCGCCACGGCTTTCAATCTTCCGCAGAACGGCTAGCACGTCGGCCGGCGCGATATCGCGCATCTGAATCGACCCGATCGAGGGAAACACGTCACCCTCCAGGCTATCGAGCACGTCCTGCGCGTGTTTCTCGACCCAGCCGGGAGTCTTAAGTGTGTGCCATTCGCGAGCCACCTTCTCGAAGCTCGTTTCCGGATTGCCGGCCGCCAGCTTCCTCTGGTGCCTTACCACCGCCGGGTCGCGGCCCTCGCGCAGGATCTTCTTAGCCTCGTCGCGAGCCTCCCGCGCCTCCGCCAGCGACACGTCCGGGTATGGTCCGAAGCTCAGCAGCTTCTCCTTCCCCCGGAACTCGTAACGCATGCGCCAGAACTTGTGGCCGTTGACCTGCACATAGAGGTGCAAGCCTTTGAAATCGGTCAGCCTATAGGGCTTGTCAGCCCCCTTGGCCCGCTTGCACTCGATGTCCGTGAGCAT